CGCAGCTTTGCGGAGCTGGACAAAAAGCGCATAAATGCCGCAATCAGCGAGGGAGTCAGAGAGTCCACCATTGAACGGTTCCACACCAGTAAGGGGCCGGATGGGAGACGTTGGGAGACTTCCATACGGGCGGCGACCGAGGGCGGGAAGACGCTCGTGCAAACTGCCCAGCTCCGCAACTCTATCCGATACAAGTCGGATGCCTCCGGGTTCGCTGTAGGCACGAACGTCAAACACGCAGCGACGCACCAATTCGGCGACGAGCGCACAATCAGAGCCCGGAAAGCGAAGGCTCTACGCTTCCGAGTTGGGGGCAAATGGGTCAGCAAAAAGCAAGTTAGAGTTAGCATCCCCGCCCGTCCCTTCCTCGGCCTATCGGATGACGATCTGGAAGAGATCAAAGGAACGGTCGAAGACTTCGTATCGAGGGAGGTCTAACCCATGTTATATGCAGAAGCAAAAAAATACCTCCTTGACAGGCTCAAGGAGGCAGGGGTTAAGTCAAAGCCACACACGACCCGCAAGTCCCTCGAGCGAAGTCAAGATAGTCACGTTGGGGCGGTTCTGTTTGAGTCCGAGGACATTGCCCGAAACGGCTCGAAAACACGATACAGTGACCAAACAGGAGCGCAGAAAAAGAGGCGCAAGGTTTTTGACCGGAGGATCGCCTTCACTGTGATTATCGGAGACTACACCGAAGATGCCGTCGAGTCCATGTTCGAGAGGTTTCTCTCGGGCATTGGCTCCGGTATCACAGTAGACGGAAACTTCGTCCCGATCGAGGTCGAGGCGGCGGACTGGGTAGACAGCGATGACTCAATCCTAAAAGCGAAGGTCGCCGTGCAAATCAAGATAAGGTTTGATGGCGGCGTTTATAGAGACACAGACTTCGCCAAGGTCTCCGAGCTGGTAGTGGAGTCGATAGATAAAAACTAAGAAAGGAGCCGAACAAATGGCAACTAAAAAGACCAACGCAGCCGAAGCGGAAGGCAGG